ACTACTGGTTTTTGCTTTTTTGTATCTGATAGCGCCATAGTATGCAAATGCTACTGACTCTGTAGGATCTGACTGTATATCGCTATTCATACTTGCATAACCAAATGCGCCATCTTTACCAATGCTACGCTTTTTAACCGTCTTTATGCTCATGTTTAATGCAGGCTGATTAAAGTGTGTTATTTTGCCCTGCTCAACAGCCTCATGAAATGTACCATAAGCCGCTGCAGCCTCTTTAACATTAGGGGTAAGTATCTTTTTAGACATGCGGCGCTCAGTTCTAACTAATTCCTCAACTAGCATTTGCGTGCCTGCCTGCCCATCAATAATAATCTTGCTACATTTTCGCCAGCGCTTACTATCATCTGTAAGCCATGTTACTAGCCATTGTGTGCCTGCGCTCATAGGCTTGCGCTCAATCAACTCAACATGGACCTTACCGCCGGGCATATTAACACCAATGGATAATGATACTGCACTGCCATCAGGTGCAAATTTAATTGAATAAACATATGTTGCATCCTCAGGCACTTCTACCTTGTCAGTCTTGAGCGCGGACCACCACGCATCAGGTATGGCGCGTTTGCTCTCAATGCCTGCTACCCATCCAAGGCGCATTTTATTAAAGCTATCAACAGCCATATCTTTAGCCTCATTGCGGACCGCCATAAGCATTAGGTGATAGCCAAGGCTAGGGTTAGCAGCATACCATGCATCCTCATCATGCGGATCTGTAAGCAATTCAACTGACCACTCTTGCCAACAGGTATCATGATCCTTACCATCAATAACATTTTGCCTAATACGGATAAACACAGTGCCTGCACCGCCTCCGCTTGGTGGTGTACCTGCACGCAATATTTGTTGGTTTTGGCTCTTACCGGCTGAAATTGTAGGCAATAGAGCCTCCTGCTGCGCGTCTGTTTCCTCTTGCGCCTCATCCAGTATCAATGTGTCATTTGTAGTACCTAGACCGCCTGTGCGTGTTCTAGTACGAAATACACAGCGCCCTTTGTTACGCAACTCAATGTAATCTAGGCTTTTTGGCTCTTTGTCAAACTCTGCAGTTAATAGATCGCGGATTTCCTCTTTGGCTTGATAAAAGAAATTTTGCACCCGGCGCTTAACCTCATCAACAGTTTTATCTGAGTGTGCTGTATAAATAAGTGCCTCACTCATAAACACCATACCGCCAATGATCCTAGCAATAATGATCTCTGTTTTACCGTTTTGGCGTGGCACTAATAGACCGGCTTTAGGATTGGACCATTTCCATTTTTGCTCATCCTCATCAAAATAAACTGCCAGCCATCTATAAATGATTGCTTTTTGCCAAGGCAATAGATTTACACCGTATGCCTCCATGAGCTGTATTGTTTTATCAGCAAGCCAAATATCACCATCAATAAACTGATCAATGCGCGGTTTTTGGTTTCCGTATCGTTTTGCCATGCTAATTGCCCTCTATATCTTTAATGGTGACTCTTGATCTAAAACTGCCCTGCCTTGCGCCACTGCCATTTTTTGCCGGGCGCTTATCCCTAACATCGCTGGTTGGTATATCAGATAGCAGCTCACCTAGCACAGTCTTTTTATCCGGCGCAAGCCTGCGCTCATAATCAGCAATTTGTGTCATTACATCAGTAAGCTGTTTGGCTAGATCTGCAGTATCGCGGTTGCCGGGATTATTCTGCAGCTTGGCGGCTAGTTGATCGCGGATTGCTTTAAGCACGCCATAACGATCATTTGCAGCGGCTAGGCTGCTAATAGATTGCTTGTCACCACCTGTGCCAGTAAGCCCGGCTTTGTGGATCTTATCAATGCGCCCCGGATTACTAATAATGTCATGCCATCTGCTCAGTGCTGCGTAACCCTCAGTAGGCAATATATCAAGCCCGGTTTGTGCCAGTAGTTTGATCTGATTAGGTGACATTGTTTTAAAATAATTTAGCCACTCATCATAGCTTTTTTGTTTTACTAGCTTAATCTTTAGCTTTTCATCATTCCAATCTTTTGTAAGTTGAATAAATTTTGTGTGCGATAGCTTAAAAAACCACTGCTCAAACATTGCATCAGTGATTATAGGCGGTACAGGCTTTTTAGTTTTCTTAACCGCCTTTTTTGCTTTGGTTGGCTTTGTGGTTTTTTTAGATCCCTTACTAGCAACAACCTTAGGTGTGCTATCTTTTTTGGGCATTTAGATTAACCTTATTCTTTGTCTGCCTCAGATAGCTCAAAGTGATGCCCACATTCCGGGCATGTCACCTCATGTTTTTTGTAATCATCGTTGTTTTTATCGCTGCCGCCATCGCCGGGTATTTTAAACTGTGGCACGCCAAAGCTCTCTAATTCGTCTAGATCCCAATGATTAGCAATAATGTCAGCATCCCATTTACCTGAGCTAACATTATCTTTTACCATAAATTCGCGTTTTTGTTTTTTGGTTAATCCATGCACTTGCCTAACAAACACATCCTCATAACCTAGATCTTTTAATGCGTAAATGCGCTGATGCCCTGCCAGTATGTTGTTATCCTCATCAATGATGATTTCGCGCAACTGTTTCATCTCTGGAAATTCAACCAGTGACTTTTTAAGCGCCTCATACTCTTTACGCCCTATTGAGCGTGGGTTTTCCTCACTAGGCAGCAAATCATCAATCTTTGCCACAAAGTTTTTTGTAGTTACCTCTGCCATATTCCGCCTCCTCCTTTGTTGCCGGGTAGTTCCCGTATGCGTTAATGGTTGATGTTGAAATTATAGCATAATCATTACTGTATAATATTGTTATACAGATTGGAGGTATAAGTTGGCTGGATTAGATCGTTACCCAAAAAAGCCATGCAAATTTTGTCACAAAACTAACCCTAATCATTTCCCTTACGCCTGCCCTATAAATCCTAAGGTTGCGCTAAAGCGTAAAATTGGACTTAAGCGCACACCACTTAAAAAGGTTGGTAAACAAACAAAGCAATGGATCATAACACGCGCCAAATGGATTAAAAAGCATCCGCCTACTGTTGAGGGCAAATATTGGATCTGTTATTTACAAATACATCCTTGGTGTCCTATCCGGATTGATGTAGCACACTTAACACTTGATCATGTAGTTAGCCGCACTAGGGATGTAAAGCTGCGGTTTAACCTAGATAATCTAAAGCCGGCCTGTAAATATTGCAATAGTGAAAAGGGCAGCAGATCATTGGACCAAGTAAAGCCAATACCTGAATAAATTAATTACTCAATATAAAAAAGAGCGCTCTCGCAATGCGCTCTTTTTTGGTTGTGGGCCTGCTGCTTATTTTTGTAAAAAGCGCGGTGCTATACCGTTGCTATCTATATTCTCATTTTTGTGTATGTATGTGTCTATAGTTTTTGCAACAAATCCCACAACCGCTAAAATCACATATGATAGGTTAATTGCCACACCAGCCACAGTAACATATATATCTGCCATTGCGCCGCTTGTAGCAAGCGCTGTGAGCGCTACAGCCACTAATCCAAGTAAGCCAAACCAAAAGCCGCGGCCTACTGATTTAAGTGTTTCAAGTAATGCTGCCTTTTTATTCTCATCCATAATATGCCTCCTTACGGCAATCTTAATACTTGGCGTGGATAAATGGTATACGGTGATCCTATGCCGTTTACCTTTGCTATATCTTGCCATTTTTTACCTGTCTTTTGGCCAATGCCACTTAATGTATCACCGCCAACTACTGTATATGTTGCTGGCGCTTGAGGTGCTGCAGGTGCGCTGCCGGGCAGCTTTAATACTTGCCCCGGATAAATTATATATGGTGAATTTATGCCATTCAGCTTAGCAATATCTTGCCAGTTAGTACCGGTTTTTGCACCAATACCACTAAGGTTATCATTAGATACTACTGTATATGATCCAACAGGCTGAGGCCGCGCTGCGCCGGCGCTACCGCCATACACCTTTAGGATCTGGCCCGGATATATTAGATTTGGATTAACAATACCATTTTGAGCTGCTAGAGCCTGCCATCCGCCGGGTGTGCTGAGCTTTGTAGCGATCCCTGACAGAGTGTCACCCTTTTGGACCACATAAGTACCATTGCCCACTGGCTGAGCCGGTGCAGGTGCTGGTGTGGATGGTGCAGGTACATTGCCCGGCGCGCCGTATTTTTTAAATGCTGCTACATCACCATAAAATATATTCATGTCTACAGTGTTTACAGTCACACCGGGTATTACAGCGCGTGATGTATATTGCCACATAACTACTGACATGCCGCCTGCAGTAGCTGGTGATCCCTCTGGCACACCTGAATTAGTGCCATACTTAGCAGCATGCGCTGCAAGGTTGCGATCAATTAGCGGCTGCAGATTGCCCCTAAATCTTGCTTGATTTGAATAGATAACAATATTAATACCGGTAAGGCCTTT